ATTCTATAAACTCATCTTTTAAACCTGTAAAAAGCAACTCATCTTTGACTTGTTTACCACCTAACTCCTCAATCTTTGTAATGATATCAGAGCCTTTGCCTACTTGTGCTTTTGGTGGCAGTAAGTCTATGACTTTTTCTGCTCTTGAGAAAAAACCTAAATCATCAAGTATACCATAACCAAACTTTAGTATAGGTGTTAACGCTTTGCTTGGTGTTATAGGTAACTTAGCCAACTTTACTACCCCCTTTGCTGTAAACTAATATTTGCAGAAAATGACCTTCGTTCACCTTCTCCAAAAAATGGATAGACTGTGTGAAATAGATGAGCAGGAAAAACAAATATATCTCCTACAATAGGCATACAACATAGATTGCCCGGTGTTACAACAGAACTTGAACCATATATAAAATCAATATATCCTTCTGTTGCATATTTTTCTTTGACATTTCTTGAGTTTTTATGACTTATACCTTCTGGTGTTTTTAAATATGCAACACATGAAAAAGTGCCATTTGTATGTATATGAGTAGGATTGTAATCGCCCTCAAATGACCTGACAAACCAAGCACTGTGTATTATTATCTCCTGTGCTTTTTGCTCATCACCCCTGACATGACCTTCTTTCATAAACTCATCATGCAATCCTCTGGTCAATCCACCTAAAAATTTACCAAAGTCCTGCATGTTTGGCTCTTGCATATTGCATTTAAGTTCTTCTGCTACATGACCAACTAACTCAGATGATTCATCAAGCTCTTCTCTTTTATCGTCATCCTCAAGAATGTTATCACATTGCTCATTCAGTGCATTTACAAATTCCATAGGCATTTTCGCATGTAAAACCCGTGGTCCGAATGGTCTTAGTATATTGACTTCTAATTGTTGTGACATAGATATCCTCCTTTACCATGCCTTGCAAGACCAATATCTTGCTTTTGTTTTTGGACCGGGATTATCGCAGTTGTGCCTAGCCCTAAAATTTTTTCTATTACCCTTTTGGTTCTTTTTTATTCTCATGTTTGGGTCACCAAAAGTTACCTTCTTGACCTTAGAACCATCCATAACATATACGACAGACTTCTTTTTACCATAGCTAGGCTCACCTTTTGATATCCTGCGTGGTTTATTAAGTTTAACTTTTCTGCCTCTGTAGGTAGCCATGCCTTTAAACTTGACCCTTTATGTGGTTTATATCCTCCTGCAGGGTTTTTCATTAACTTAAAACCTTTACCAGATTTCATCCAATGAAAACCTTTTGGTGCTTCAACTGATTTTTTTGCCATCTTTCTTTTCTTTCTGTGCTTTTAAAGTTTGTTTTGCTTTTTTAAATATACTCGCCACTTCTTTCTTGTTCATAACCTTAGCTCTTTGCTCACCCACTGTTAATATTTGTATTTTTCTTGCATATGGTTTTTTTAACTTTCTTACTTTTGTAACTGTCTTCCTAGCATCTGTTGGTGTTTTAAATTTTATGGATACAGTATCTTTAGGATTTTCGTCTGTATATAATCTTCTGTCACTTCCTTTTGGTTTCTTTCCAGTTCCCTTTTTTGGGTCAGGCTTTTTTCTTGCCATTGCCCTTTTTCTTTCTAACTATAGTCTTAACCTTTTTCATAGGATTAGCTCTTTTTCTTTTTACTGCAGATTTTATCTGTGATTTAGACATAGCATTTGCTTTTGCTCTAGGCACACACTTTGGATATTTTCGTTTGGCATCTTTCTTTTGCTTTGTCCTGCCACACTTAGCAAAGCCACCACCCTTTTTAGGTGCACCAATATCCACCCAATCTTGTTTGAACCACTTAGTAAGACCACCTTTAGTCTTAGCCATGATTAAGCCTTACCTGTTCTGTACCCACCACCTCTTTTTTTATAGGTTCTGACTAGCCATGCGTTTGCATAAGCGGATGGATATACATCAAACTTTCTTTTTGCTTCTGCTTTTACTTTTGCATACAAAGCTTTGTTGGTAGGTATTGATTTAGATTTAGATGATTTAGACTTTGATTTTTTTGCTTTTTTTGCCATTTTTCTTTTTCTTTCTTAATTTAGCAAAGTCTGCAGGTGTAATTGCATTTCTTGGCTTTGCAACTCTTGCTAATTTTTTTTGTTTACTAGAATACTTACTAAATGGCATTACATCACCTCTGGTTTAGATGAGCCCAACATATCATTCATCATCTCGTGAACATTTGAACTGTCCATCTTAATGATTTTTACTTTGACATTGCCATCATCCATGTGCTCCATGTCATCATGCATCTCTGTTTCTTCCATTTCTTCTGGCAACATTTTGCCTTGGTAACATAACAAAAGAAAATTAACTAACTGCTCATCACTTAGGTCTAGCCCCTCTGCGTCTCTTGGGAAGCCCATCTTTTCCATGAACAACTCCTCGTTTCTTTCCATGTTTCCTATCTCTATTGGGTGCTCCATCTTTTTCTCCTTTCAGCAATCCTGCCAATGATGTTACTAATTGTTTCACCTGTTCTTTTAAGTATTTTAATAAAAGTATTATTTTTTCCATATTTACCTCCAGAAACTTCAAATGCCATTTGGTTAGCCCATTGTACAAAGACAGGATGAAAGATTTTGAAAACCATTTTGTTATTTTTAAGTTTTTTAGCAAACCATTTACCCCAAACTTCGTAACCTTTATATGTATAAAAATTTATACCTTTTCCATATATTACATCACAAGCGTATATTTTTCTAGGCAATAATCCCTGATTATATAATGCAGTGCAAATAAACGTACTTCCTGCATCCGCAGTATCGCCTTGTTGTTGTATTGTAACTGCTCTTGCAAAATCTTTATCGAAGTTTTTACTGTCCTTAATATTTGATTGTTTAATATTATCCTCTGCAAATTGGTCAACTGATTTTAAATTTGCATCATACATTTGTTGAGCTTCTTCAAATCTACCTTGTTCTTCTAAATCATAAAAACTAGGTCTACCATCTGCTGAACCTGCTCTTGATTTCATTTCTTGTGCAAAACTTCCACTTTTAAATGGTTGAGTAGTTTGAAATTTATTTTCACCTATTTTAACACCTGCTCTTCCTTCTGCTCTTAACACTTCAGGTTTAGTGGTTCTTATATTTGTTAATGATGCTAAATCTAATTCTGGATTATTTTTCATAAAAAACTGCTGAATAGTGTCTCTATTAACAGCACCATACTCATCTTTTATTTTATTTTGCAGTTCTTGAGTAGCTGAGAAGTCACCTTTTGTTACCTCTTGAAAGAAACTTAATGGCTCTTGCCCCACCTGACCTCTTGCAATCTGGTTTACCCTTGCCTGATTAAGTGCGTTTGCAATGTTGTACAAACCACCTACTGCAGGCAGAGAGCCAAGTACTACATCTTGTGGAGTTAAAGCAAAGTCAATTCCAAACTTACTTAGGGGTCTAGCTGATTTATTAGCAGTAGCTAACAAACCCTCTCTAAGTGTTCCAAACTCTCCTAGTGTTAATGGATTATGTTGCATCACCCATATTCCTTGATGTTGGCACAGCACCAATACCCTGCAGAGCACCCATTGCACCTTGTTGTTGCATAGTATTTCTCATCTCACCCTCTCTAACAACGCTTCTTGGGTCAAGCATCTGCCCCATATTTCGTGGCATGTTCATCATGGAATCTGCTTGTCTGTCAAGTCCCATAGGCATTTCACCCTGTCTTACAACACTTTGAGGGTCAAAGCTTTTCATAAGGTCAAATATTTCTCGTACAGTAATTCCTGAACCTACCAAGTCCATCATTCTCTCTATCTCCCTAACCTCTCTTGGGTCAGCATTTTGACGCAGATTTTGTAACATCATCATATCTGATTGTAATGTTCTAGCTTTGTCAGCTTCCATTTCGTCAGCAGTTCTAAAATCCATGTTAGGATTAAGTCTTCTTAACTCTTCATCAGTAGTTGTTACATCACCTTTTGGCAAGTCTCTCATTACTTGTTCTTCTCTAGAAATGGCAGGTATGTCCATGCCTCCACTTCCCATTTTTTTGTCTGTATGTCCCGGCATGTTATACTCCTTTCGCTAGGTTTTTTTGACGTAGTATTTGTATTTCTGCTTCTAATTTCTTCATTTTTGCCATTAAGTCCTGTTGTGCTTTTGCATTAGCTATTGCAATGTCTTGCTTGGCTTCTGCATCTTTAATAGCCATATCTTGTCTTGCTTTTGCACTTTCAATTTCTAAATCATTCTTAGCTTTCATCTGTGCTATTTGTGCTTCAAGTTGTGCAAGTTGCTGTGCAAACTGTAATGGTGCACCCTGTTGTTGCTGTTCACCCATTTGAGTTATAGCTCTAATCTGCTCCATCTGTGGTGACTGCTGTACAACCTCAGCCGCTCTCTGTGATATATCCATATCTAATTGTGGTGGTATATCATCAAACTTAAAGTTAGGGTCACGAATATCTGGCATAGGTGCTAACTGCATACCAATAGCTCTTTGCATTCTTTGTCTATAAAGCAACGCAACATGCTCTGCAATATGTGCAATCAATATAGGTTGTAGATTTCTAGCACCGGGATTACCACCTAATGATGGGTCTGATAAAAATTGCATGTGTACAGCAATGTGTGAATCGTGGTCTTGCTCAGGAAAAGCTCTTATTGGCTTGCCAAACATCACGCTCATGTTTTCATCCACTGGGTCTATTCTTGAAGCCTCTTGTGGCTCTTTTAAAACCTCATCTATGTTTGGTATCCTTATTGCCTCAAGCATTCTTTTATGAGCTTCGTACTGGTCATACAAGTTTGGCTGTGCCTGAGATAATTGTAATACAGATTGTGCTTGTGCTATTCTCTGTGCTGTCGAAAATACATTAGGGTCAGATACTGGTACTATATCAATTTTCGCATCAAAGTCTGTTGAGTTGATAAACTGTGTTACACCTGACAATGCAAACTCAAATCTTTCTGGTAAAAACTTAGAATTGTTTTTTGCAATAAGCTTGAACTCTTGTCCTTGTGAATAATGTAATCTTTTATGTATTGCAGAAAATGACTTGCTTCCCTGCTCTATCAAAGCAACTGTTGAACCAACTGGTGCGTTTGGATTGACATCACCTACATTTAAATCTGCTGTAGAAGCAAATCTTTGACCTGCTTGTACGATTGCATTCATTAACTGAAACAAAGTACCTGATGGTTCTTTGAATGGTAATGGCATAATAGCTTTGTTTACATCATCTACAGTTGCATCTAAGTCAGCAAACTCACCGGGACTGACTTGCATCTCACCACCTGTAACTCTACCTTTTAGCTTAAATCCACCCTGCATGTTAGCAAAAGCCGCGCTGTCCAGTAATGCTCTAAGTGAACCAGTAGCCGCTTTACCCAAGCCACCTATCATGTGATATAAGCCAAAGCCATAAAATCCTGTACCGGGCAAGAACCTGTAGGATACAAAATAATCCTGTCTTAGTTTCTTTTCATCATCTTCCTGCCAGTTTCTTCTAATAGATACAATCTTCTGACTATCATAATCTATGGTAACTACATAAGGAAAAGCTACTAAATCATCTGTATCTTCATTACCTGTAAAACCATCTATGCCATCAAAGTTATCATAGACATGCATTTCTATAAGTGTGACTGTCTCATTATACTCACTATCCTCATAGGTTGACATGCCCTCTATCTCAGCACCAACATCCTCTGTTGGGTCATCATCACTACCAACATATTTTATAGGTAGATAATATCCACTCTCTACATATCTGTTATAGTCGTTTCTTGGCATAGTGATAACATGTGAATATCTATTGGATGTCATCAGGTCTTTACTATCTGGTGCAACAATAAAATCTTCAGCTTTTACAAACTGTGAACATTGTCTATCTAAATTTGTATCAAAATATACTTTCTTGAATGCATGACCTATCAATGGCAACTGAAACAACATTGTATCTAAATCAGGAAAATACTCAGGCATCTCCTGTGTTATTTGAAAGTTCATGTAATCACGAAC